ATTAGCGCTATTCTCAAGAGCGAACCAACGAGGCTGGCATTCGTCGATAAGTCGGACGGCCTCGAAATAGAGGCCACTGCGCTCGCCGTCGACGCCCTTGCCTTTGGTGTTCGCGCTGCCGATGTCTTGGCAGGGCGGCGACCCGACGATGATGTCGGGAAGCCCAATACCGTCCCGAACAAGTCGGTCTGCGGTAAGGGTTGTGACGTCGTCATAGACATGCACTCCGGGGTTGTTCTGGGAATAGAGGGCGCGCCGCCAGGGGATGACTTCGCACGCCGCTATGGTGTGGAATCCGGCGCGGTGCATGCCCAGTGACCACCCACCAGCGGCAGCGCTGAACAGGTCGAGGACGCGCGGGCCGGTGTGATTGTCGTTCGCCGCTCCCCGTGGCACACTTTCGCGATGCGTCATTGGTTCAAAACTCCTGTCTCGATCTGGGTTGGCAGCAACGCCAGGCAGGTTGTGTCGTCGGCCGAGGAGGCGGCACGCCTTCTGCTCGACGATGAACTGTGGCCAGTTACGGACACGCTGGCCGCGCGTGAGGTGTTGCTCGCCGCGCTGGAGGGTGGGGCCGATGACCCTGCGCTGCTCTACAAGGCCCGCAAGGCGTTTGCGGCTGTGGCGAAAGAGGCGGGCATACTTGCCGACTAGAAGGGGGCATCCCCATCCGTTATCAGCCGCCGAATACCGTCCTGATGCGCCTGTATCGCGCACCGCCATAGGGCGCGGCGGGTTACATCGTCATAGGCCGCAATGTCCGTGCCGTGCTCGGCGGCAAAGTCGCCCGTGGCGTCATCCACTGCGTCAAGCGCCTTCACCTCATAGGCATCCCATCGGCGCACCGACTTGACGTATTCCAGCAGCGGTACACATTCGGCGCACAGCCACCGGGGGTCGTTGGGTGGTTTGCCTACGCCAATGCCTATGGCGTGGCGGCCGCAGACGTGGCAGGTTGTCGGTTCATGCTGCGCCATGGGTAGCTCCGAATAGGTCGGCCTGCGGCTGATTGTCGTTTGCAGCAGCGGGTTGTTTGGCAGCAACAGGCCGCGCTTCGGTGAAGTCGACGCAGACGATCTCGCAAATAGGCGACACCCCCTTCCACTCGTCCTTGTAGAGCGCCGTATCGACGCCACAGCCAGCATCAAAGTGAAGGCCGGTCAGTTCCTGGAAGGCCACGGCACGCCCGCCTGTTTGGCGCTCATAGTTTGGCCGCCCCGAAAAGTTGAAGCCAGCCGACATCTGCGGGACGATGAACGTTCCGTAGTCGGCAAGGTGCGCCGCTATGTCGATGACGTGAAACTCGAAGTCTTTGCCTGCGTAGCGTGGACTGTTTTTGGTGCGGCGAATGTTACCGAAAGGTGGGTTGCTGATCGCAGAGTCGAAGTGGCCCAGACGCATGTCGAGCACGCCCAGAACATCCGCGCAGATCCACGTTGCTTCTGGCAGCAGTTTGCGGCCGACCTCGACGTAATCCGCGTTACGCTCGACACAGGTAATCTGTGGTCTGCGGTGGTTGAACCGGCTGCGTTGCCAAACTGCATACGACAGCATGCCAATGCCGGAACACAGGTCGATTACTCGCCCCGCCTCCAGCATCGATCGCGAAGTCGAACGCCATGTCGAACGGTGTGAAGAACGCACCAGCCGCACCGTTGACATGGTTCGCGCCTTCGTTCCAGTTTCGATAAACGAATTCCTTGTCATCTTCGGTCAGGTGGTCTTGCTGAAGACGCTCTACGGCGGCCGCGTGCGACTTGGCTTGGGCTCTGGTGAGCTTGGCCATTAGGCTGCCCGCCCGTCTGCCGCACCTGCTTGCCCGGGAGCAGAATTGTCGTTATCCCCAAAGAGCGACGCAGGCTTTTCCTTTTTGGGCCGCTCCACAAACATATCGCCCTGCGCATAAGCCTTTTCGATACGCACGCAGGCGATGTCGAAATAGCGCGGATCCAACTCGATGCCGATGAACTTTCGCCCCATTCGTGCGCAGGCGACGCCGGTTGTGCCGGAGCCCATGAACGGGTCTAGAATGGTGTCGCCGGCATTAGTGAAGTCGGCCAGCAGCTCCGCCATGAGCGGGATTGGCTTTTCGGTCGGATGTCTACCATCACGGTCGCGCTGATTGGTCAGGTGCGTATAGACGCCACGCTTGCCACCCGCGTTCCAGCGCGCGTGGCCTTTGCCGTTCCATGCTGTGACGAAGCACTCCGCGCCCTGACCTGGCCCCTGCCCATTAAGTTGTGGCGTTGCGTCGGGCTTTACCCATAGGCAGCCGCGCTTGTATTTCATGGGCGATGCGTTGATGGCTTCGGCCCAATAGGCGACACCCTCAATAGTGCAGAAGGCGATGAACCAGCCTTCGCAAATACGCTCGGCGGCAGACACAACGTCGGCCCGAATGTCATTGATGGACGAAAAATCCAGCCCTTTCAGATCTGGACCCTTATCTGCGCGGACCCGTCCGCGCAGGCTATTCTTCGATGCGTGAAGGCTTTCTTCATACGGCGGATCACTTATGACGTGATCCACAGGTTCCAACGTCGCCATAACCTCAAGGCAATCGCCGTTGTACAAAACGGTATCGCCAATGCGTTCAATGCGCATATCATCTCCTCATTGTGGTGCATGGTTGGTAGCCGTGTATGGTGGTTGTGCGGGGCACAACTAGGCGGGTGCTATGCTGCGCGGACGGTCAGCGTCTCACCGCCTGTAACAAGCCGCGCGCCGGGTATCTCGCCGCAGCCCTTCACGACATCCAGAATGGCTTTTTTGTCCGGAATACGCTCAACACGCACCAACTCGGCAGGCAACGCATCCGCGTCCACAATCTCCACACTGTCCCTACCCTTGCTGACGGACACTGTAGCCTCTGGCAGTGCAACCTTGGGCAGCCCAGCGGCTTTCAGCAGGCGCAGCAGCAGTACTCGCATCGCCTCCTTCTTGCGCTCGTGGCGGGCCCTTCTGCCGGCAAGATCGCGTGCGCGATCCGCTATTGCTTTCGCCATGCTGTCGGCATCCCGCTCTACAGCAACGATGCGGGCAAGGATGCGATGCGCGTCGGTTTCGCCTTCGATGGTATCGGCGCGCAGTTCTTCGTCTTCGGCTAGCTCGGGATACGCGGCCAGCAGGTCCGCGAACTCGCGTTCGAGGACGGTGACGTCGTAGGCGAGGTAGTTTTGGTTTGTCATGCCGAGACTCCCAAGTTGGACGGAATGTCAAGGACGCGGCAGTCTGCTGCGGTTAGCGAAACAAATGTTGCCGCCGTTGGATTGGCTTCTTCCGCCGCCCGCGAAAGCCGAAGAAGCGGACGCAACTTGCTGAGAGTGAAGTTGTGGTCGCGCTCCACATGCTGCTTGGGCGAAAAGTAATGTATCGGAGTCACGTAGATGGCCTCCGCCTTCTCTCGCGACGGCAATCGCTCCTTTCTACACCATAGGAAACCGCTGATTATTGGCGTTTCCATTATCTTCTTAATGCGCTCTTCGCGCGCCTCAGAACGTTGCCGCTCAACGCACTTGATGCGCTCGGACGCCGTCTTGGAAACGTACTGCGCAGGGAATAGTGCGCTTGCTGTCGTCATGCTTCATCTCCTCTTCGTGGTTATCCGGGTTGGTTGCCCGGCGGTGTGGCCAGTTGGTCGGCCCTAGAAAGGTATGCTGTCGTCCAGAAGTTCGGCGTAGTTGTCATTCTCTCCCGAGGGCACATTGTCGTTGTCGGCAACGCGGTGCCCCACGACGGACCAGTAACGCCCGTCGGGCCTTACCGAAATCTCGGCCGTTTCCTTCAACTCGTTCTGCCGCTCCAGCGCTTCCAGCACCGTCTTAGGAAACGGCCGCTTCCCGCCGTGCTGTGACCACCAGCGGTGTGCCCTGGATTGCGCGTAGCCGCTGTGTTCAAAGCAAAGCCATTCATTGAAGGTTGTCAGGCTTTGTGCGTAGGTCACCTTGACGGACGGCGGCTTATTTCCTTTTCCTTCGTGGAACGCGAATCTGCGGCGGGTGATGGGCCGCCATGTGGCTTCGCCCTTGGAAAGCATCGGAACATCGTCGGCCTGCTTTTGGATTTTCGGCGTGTCGTCAATCGGGAACTCGTAGCCGCAATCCGGGCACTCTCGCGCGCTGGCATGTACCAGCGACCTGCATCCACCCATGTCCTGCGGGCACTGCTTGACCGGCGCTTCGCCCGTGCCGGCGCGCATGGCTGGTGGTGTGACCGCATCGATCGGCCCGTGCTTACGTACGATGCCAGCGAAGTCGAGAAATAAGCAGTCCTGCTTGCCCGGATAGAGCCGCAGTCCCCGTCCCGCCATCTGGACATAAAGTCCCGCTGACTGAGTCGGCCGGCAGAACGCCACCAGATCAATGATCGGCAGATTCGTCCCGGTGGTCAGAACTGAATTGTTTGTCAGAGCCCGCAGTCGTCCTGCCTTGAAGTCCTCTAGAATACGGTCGCGCTCACTGGCAGGCGTTTCGCCTGTGATGGTTTCGCAGGTGAACCCGCGACCGCGGATTTCATCGCGCATATGGAAGGCGTGGTCGACGCCGGAGCAGAAGGCCAGCCATGCGCGCCTGTCCTGCCCATAAGCAACAATTTCGTCCACCACGGCGCGCGTCAGGTCGTCATGGTCAACGGCTGCCTGTAGCGCGTTTTGCTTATAGTCGCCGCCCAGCTTGCCAACGCCGGACACGTCATAGGTGGTGGCCATGCCTTTGCTGATAGGTCGCACCAGAAACCCGCTATCGATCAGATCCGAAATCGGCAGGTCATAGGCAATGTCATCGAACAGTGCGCCCTCGCCTTCATGTAGGCTGCCCTCACCTAGTCGATATGGCGTCGCGGTGAGCCCAGCCAGCTTCAGGTCAGGATTGATCGCGCGCAGACCGTCCAGCAGCTTGCCGTATTGGGTCTCCGATTTCCGCGGCATCAGGTGTGCCTCGTCGACCATCACAAGGTCGATATGCCCGATCAGGTCTGTCTTGCTCGCGATGGTCTGGACGCCGCCAAAGATGATTTGCGCATGGGCGTCCCGCCTGCCAACGCCGGCACTGAAGATGCCTGCCGGCGCGAACGGCCAGATGTTCAGCAGTTCGCCAAAGTTGGACAGGATCAGCTCGCGCACATGCGTCACGATCAGGATGCGCATGTCCGGGTAGTTTTCGATAAGCTCTTTGCATACCGTGGCCAGCACCAGCGACTTGCCAGCACCGGTCGGCAGGACCAGCAACGGCGAACCGGCTTTGTCTTGCCAGTAGGCGTAAAGCTGGTCTACGGCTTGTCGTTGGTACGGGCGCAGTTTTAGCATTGGAGGGGGCTCCGTGAAATTATTTCCGATGAGTGGTGAACGATCGAGCGCAGTGGTTACTATGGCGCTAGTGATCTACACGTTCATCCTCGCTTCAGTTCTTGGTTCAATATGGGGGACCAAGCCCAACGAAAACATTGAGGCGCCTCATGGCGCTTATGACTATTGGATTGAGCGGTATCAGACCCTAATCGGAAGCGGATTCGTAATATTTGCTGTCGCGGTAGCGGTGGGCCAAGTCAACGAGTCTCGGCGCCAGCACGCCGCTACCATGAAGTTGAATTTCCGGGATGAACTCGAAGGACTTCAGGTCGCGACGGAAATCGCCAACTCCTACCGGCACGGTGGATTGTACGATTTTATCCTTGGCTCCGGCCGTCGTAAGATTTCCGCCAACGATATCGAGGCTGTGGCCAAATCAAAAAGCCCACATATCATCGATGCCTTCCACGTCCTTAGTTCGGTTGTTAACGACGGCACGAAGTACCCCGAAGATGGTGGGAATCGAGGGCTATTAGATTGGGTAATTGAAGGCCATCCATTGATGGGGGATGACAAGGCGCGTGCCGCCCGTGATCTAGCGAAAGCTATAAACGAACGAAAGGATTTCCTCCGCCAGTTCATGCCCGACTTGGTGTAGCTCCTAAGCCGCATCCCCGTCTCCATCCACCCACGTCTTGCCGCTGCGCAGCGTATAGGCCACCGTCTCCGCATCCTCATCCGAATCCACCAACTCCCCCGGAACCAATGCCGGGATATGCAGATGCGCAGGACAAGCGGCCTTCTGCTCATCGACACTCAACGGCTTGGCCCAGCGGGCGCAAGACCAGTGCGCATCACCGTGCATTTCCGGTGTGCTATGCAGGCACGATCGGCACGACACGCGCGACCAGCCGTCCTCTTGGCAAATCTCGCGATGGTCGCAAAAGCGGCAGCCGAAGAACTCCGGGTTGTCCGAAATGCGACTAGGCGGCTCCGGCGCGTTGATAATGCGCTCCAGCCTCGCTAGTAGCCGGATGCACCATTCCGCGTCGTATTCGATGCGCTCGAAATACCGTTCGTCGTCGTTTTTATTCACGACCAGGTAGCCCGCGCGGGTCAGCCCGAATTGGTGCATACCCAACTGCACTTGCCCGAAATGCAGCGGGCGAGTCTTGGCGCAGCCGTGCTTGGTGATCTCCTTGAAGCCCTTGTCGTTGGAGGACTTGAACTCAAACAGGTGTTCGGTCTTCGGAGCCTCCGGCACTCCGATTCCCTTGCCGTCGCACTTGCCGCGAACGTGCCCGCCCACAAGCCGGATGCGGTCCTGCTGGCCGTAGACTTCGACGCCGATGCGTTCGAGGTCCGCGACAAGCCGATCCTCCCACACGTCGCCTGTACGGAAGATCGACAGGTTGCGCCCCGGAATGGGCTTCTGGTGGGATGCCCATCTGAATGTGTACCACAAGCTGCGGTCGCATTCAGTCGCCGCCAGACCGACGCTTATGCCGAGGCTGTCATAATGCTCGTTGGCCTCCTCGTAAGCGCGGTAAATGGCGGCGACGGTGGAGGCTCGGGGCTTCGGAATTGGGGCCATTACTGCCCCGCCCCATCGCGCTCCAAGTTAGCCATGAACTCCGACATGCCTCCTCCGTCGGGGCCGAACGCTTTCTGCAAAGCCTCGACCCCGATGGCGCGGCGGGCGCGCTCCGTGCCCTCCGGCGTATCCAGTTTGAACGTCGCAATCGGCTTCGGCCCATCGGGGAACGCGCGCTCGTATGCCTTGTTAAACTCCCCCTCGCACTGGAGGCAGCCACGACCGCCGCACCAACGGCAGTCAACGTAACGATGTCCATCGAAGCGCATCAAAACATCTCCATCGTTTCAGGGCAGCGCGGTTCTGGGAGTGGCTGCATGTCATCGAAAGAGTGGAATTCCGAGCAATGGG